TTTCATATTGCCATTATCTTTATTACTATAATTTTTTTTCTTATTGCTATCAGTTAATGACATATGCCTATTCCTCTTTTTCGTTATTGTCTTCAGCAAACTGTTCGCATCTAATTAATAATCTTTTAATACGAGATTCTGCTTCGTTTAATTGTCTTTTTAAATCATCAATCTGTTTTGTCAATGCAGACTTGTCAGATTTGTACTCAGAAATTATCTCAAGAAGTTGATGTCTTTTTTGATATTTCATTGAGTAGTGCAGTAATCTGATCTAATTTTTCAGATTGTTCTGCAACTTTAGTTTCTAAATTTTGTATTTTAAGTATAGAATTACTATCTATACCACCACCCAATGAAACAATTTTTTGACCTGTACTTGCTTCAGTTTTTTTTCTTAAATCATAAGTAGTCATAAAATTCCTATTTGTTATAAGGGGTGTTAATTAAGGGGGATATTACTACCCCCCTTAAAATATTTATTTATTAGTTGTGATCTGATTCATCAATACCTGATACATCACAAAGAACAGCCCAAACACGAACTTTACCCGCACTTGAATCTGCTCCACCTGTTAATATATCTAGTGTATCTGCACTAGCAACTACAACTCTAGCTGTAGCTGTAAGTGTTGCATAACCAGTAGCATTAGTGTCTCCATCAACATATCTGTCAACGTCTCCACCAGTGATACCTAAGTCCATAGTTGCAGAACTAGATAATGCAGTGATTACCTCAATTCCAGCTTCCATGATTAAAGTTTCTGCAGGAATATCCAAAGCGTTGACTACGTCTCCGTTTGCTGTTCCTGAGCTACTATTAATTGCTGATACATCAATTGTATTTTCAACTAAATAAGGTGTTCTACCATTAGACGGATGTCCAGTAGTTCCACCAGCACCTGTTCTATCATAAGTTGCCATAGTTCTCTATTATCCTCCTAATTAACCTATTGTTATAACACCTGAGTATACTGCTTCAGTTCTTAGAATTTTTCTTCCAAAAACGTGCAGACCTCTAACGATGTCTGAAAATGAATCAGGGTCTCTGATAAGTTCTGTTTTCGCAATATGGTTTGCAGTCGCTACTCCTGACTGGTGTCCATAAAGGAAAGCATATTCATTAGAACCTGCTGATCCAAAAGTTTTATTTGCCGCTGATCCGCTTGATACAGCTATTGCATTAGTAGAATACATTCTAAAACCAAATAAAGGTCTGTCTGTAATCATACCATTTCTCATAGCTGAAGCTGAACCATCGTTCATTACAGATTGATCCATAATTTTCGCACCAGCTTTTCTAATTTGTTGATAGAATTGTGGTGGAGCTACGAACCATCTGTTTTCTTCTGGTACATCACTCGCATCAAGAACTGTTTTAGCTGCTGACATAACATCTACCAAAGTATCTGCTGCTGCATCACCATCAATTGGTGAGCCGTCAGTTCCTGTATTAGCAGCTGATGTAGACGCACCGTCATAAATCGCTTTTAATACATTGTAGTCATAGTTCCTTTTGAGTGCATAAGCACCTGAAGAAGTTGCAAGAGCTTCAAAGTTTACATGTGATTGTCTTTCTTCGATGTCATCTACTTTAAACGCAAAATACGAACCTTGGTCGACAGTCAATTGAATTTGATCGTCTGCAAGTGTTTCTGTGTTTACTGTTTGACCTCTAGCGTAGTCATTCACTGTAATTGAAGGCTCTTTGATTATGTTTACTGTGTCGCCAAAATTTTCAATTTCTCCAGCGTAATCAGTGTTAGTAATATCTTCTACAACTGATGCACGTCTGAAAAACTTTTGAACCTTCTGACTATAAATCGCTGGAGCCCAATTACCTGAAGGTAAATTTTGGTAGCCAGCTGCTTTTCCCATTGTTGCCATAATGATTGCCTATTGTTTATAGTTGTTATTATTAAGGTTGGACTCTACCTTCTCTAATAGCTTCATCAATTTCGGCTTCAAACTTAGCAAACGTTCTTGGGTTCATCTTAGCAATCTCAGAGTTAGTCCAGATTTTCTTTGTAGGAATTTCTGTCTCTGTTGCTTTAGTAGTTTTTGTTATAGCTTTAGCTGCTTCTTTCTTAACAGCTTTTTCCTGTTTCTTATTTAATGTACTAGTACCTCTATCCATCTTATAAAGATCAATAGCTCTTCCAGCTAATTGTGCATTAGATGTATTTTCATACAACCAACTTTGAATAACTGGATCTTGTTTACTAGCCCATTCGTGAAAGTCATCTTTTTGACGAATCTCACTAAAGTCAGGATGCATTTTTAACAATTCTACTTCAGCTTTTTCTTTGCTTATTTGTTCTTGTTGAGCTTGCAGATTTTGGTATTTCTCCTCAATCTCCTTTGCTCTAGTATCAGCTTTTGTCATAGCTATGGTTTCAACCATATCATAAACATCAGGATACTCTTTTCTCCAAGCCTCAAGTTCATCCTTGGACTTAGGTGGAACAAACTCTTTAGTAGATGTTTCCAATTGCGTTCTTAAAGTTCTAACCTCATCTTTGTGCTTTGATAAAGTAGAATCATAGTGTTTTTTCAAATCGTCATAACGTTTCTTAAAAACACGATCTTCTGCATTTTCAGGGCGTTCAGTTGAAGGAGTGGCTTCGGCATCAGAGCTTGCAATTTCTTTAGATGTTTCAGTGTCCTCTTGAACGGTTGCTGTTTCTGCTTTCTCTTGATGATATTTACTTAATTCACCTTTTGCAAATGCTTCAACTTCTGCATCATCAGCGTCTTCTCGTTGCTTTTGATATATAGCTTTGCCTTCTGGCTTTTTAAATAATTTTTCATCTTTTTTAACTTCAGGAGTTTTAACTTCTTCCGTTAATTTTTTGTCTTCTTTTTCCATTATTTTTCCTCTTAGGTTGAGTGCCTTATGGATAAGGGTAGCTCACTTCCATAATTTGTGGGCTGAATTTATACTAGACCTTGATCTATTGCATCTGTATTAGTAGTGTCTGGCTCTTGAGCCATCATACCATTTGATGCTTGCATATTTTCAGGTGGCACATTTGTATTATCTGATTGTGACTCAGACAATTCTGTAACGAATCCTTGTACGGATTCTTGCTCGCTAGAACTTGGATATTTTCTAACAGCAAAATTCTTTACTACTGATACTGGTAATACAACATTTTCTTCTTGACTTGTAAATTGATCTATTAATTCACTAGCACCAGGTGAAATTTTTTTTAATATAGTTGCTAAACTTGGAGATAATACCATATCTAATTGTATTTTTTCTTCTTCAGATAAAGCATTTAATTTTTCTACAACAGCAGGATCGTTAGATTCTGGTTTTTTTACCATAGCTTCTGGTGCTACTTTTTCTTTTGGTTGAGCTGGTTGTTTCATTGCTGACATATCAGGTGCATCTGGTATTTTAACTTTATTATCCATTAAGCCTGTTGTTGTTACTTTATTATCTGGTCCTATTGCCATTATGCTCTTCTCCAATGTGTTAAGTTATATTTACTAATTTGTTTATCACTTACAAAGTTACCTAATGCCCAACATATAGGTTCGCCTATACCTGCGTATATTCTACCTAGTAAATCAAACTTACCTTCGTTTAATCTCCATGCAATATCATTTGCTCTATGTTGTGCAATATGTTTCCATATTTTTCTATATCTAGGATATTTTTGTATATGTTTTACTGTAGGTTCTGCCCAAAGTAAATAACCTTTAACATGTGTTATAGATAATGTTTTAAATGTAAATTTTGTATCTCTTATCCAATCTTTAGTAGATAATTCTTTTGTTCTATGTAATTCTGTGCAAATAACTCTTCCACCACCACCTTGTCCTGTATCACCACCACCTTGACTTGTATCTCTACCAAATCCTGATTTACCAAAACCTGTAACAGTAGTTTTAGTATTACCAAGTTCTTTATCTCTAGCAGCTGCTCTATCATTATCATACTTATTAACTTGAGCTTCAAATTCTTTTGTTTTTTTATCAAATTTTTCTTTTCTGTCACCTGATAATTTTTTAGAAGTTTTATTTCTTTTATCAATTCTATTTAATGCACCAGTTCTAACATTTCCAAATAAAGATACTGCATTCATTCCAGCAAATACATTATCAGCAGGATTACCAGCTATTCTTCCACCTTCTTCTGGAGGAAGTGAATTAAAATATCCTTTATTAAATTTATCTTGAGGACTTTCTTGTATTGAACCTGCTACCATTTTTAATCCACCTATAATTGGACTACTTGCAAAACTTAGTACATTACTAGCTACTTTGATTGCTCTGTTGTTTTTAACAGAGTCTATTACACTTGATACAGTATCTTGTACTGCTGATCTAGCTTTAGAAACTGGGCTAATTGGTTTTTGATTTTGATATTGACTAACTCTTCGTGCATCTTGATTTAGTATTGGTTTTATTGAATCTGTAGCACCAATACTTTCTTGTGGTGCTGCTTTATCTGCTTTAATTTGCTGTGCTGCTATATTAACCATAGGCTCACCAGCTTGTCTAACTGTAGCTTCTTTTACCTCTGGTTCTTTAAGCATTGGTTTAGTATCTAGTTGTTGATCATCTTTACCACTTTGATATATATTACTTGGTCTAAATACTTCTGTAGTTTGTTTTTTAATAGTTTCTTCTGCAGCTTTTTTTGCTGTTTCAGCAACATCTTGAGTATCACTAGTTTTAAGATCAGGTAAATTTAATTTATTTATTTGTTCAAATCCTAC